GCAACAGCAGGAACAATACTAATTACTACCACCGCAGGCGAGGGAATATTTCCAAATTCAGGAACACCTTATGTAAGCACGGTTACAGGTGGAGGTATGACAGCAACATGGACACAGCCAACAGGTAGCGGTTCAACAGTATTAGGAGTTGCAGGATGGATTGATACATTACACTATCACATTAGCGAGTATTTCAGGATTCAGCCTAAAGGTGAGTTGTATGTAGGTTTGTACGAAGAAGAAGCTACCTATACATTTGAGGCAATAACCACAATGCAAAATTTTGCAGAGGGTTCAATCAAGCAAATTTCAGTATTTGAGAAAAATGTAGCATTTTCTGCAAATCAATTATCAGTATTGCAAGGTATTGCCAACGCAAATGAGGCAGTTTACAAGCCATTGCAAATCATTTTAAATGCTGAAATTAGTGCAACCGCATCAGTAGCATCATTAGTAGATTTAAGCACATCAACAGCGTTCAATGTAAGTGTTTGTATTGCACAAGATGGAGCAGCGTTAGGAAATCATATTTATAGGGCCACAGGCAAATCAGTTGGTGCAATTGGTGCTATGCTTGGTGCAATATCTTTGGCTAAAGTAAGTGAGAGTATTGCTTGGGTTGCAAAATTCAATATGGCATTATCAACAGAGTTAGATACCATTGCATTTAGCAACGGACAACTTTACTCATCCTTAGCAGATAGTCAATTTGAAAGCCTAAATAACTACTCTTATACATTTTTAAGAAAGTTAGTAGGTATTACAGGAAGCTATTTTAGTGATTCTAAAACTTGCATAACACCAGTAAGCGATTACGCAACAATTGAGAACAACAGAGTTTATCACAAAATTACAAGAGTTGTAAGAACAAATATGTTACCTGCTTTGAGTTCACCTTTAAAAGTGAATGCAGATGGCACATTGACCGCAGCAACAATTGGATATTTTGAAACATTGGCAAACAATCCATTAGTACAAATGGAAGCAGACGATGAATTATCTGCACACAAAATAATTATTAATCCTGCTCAGGATGTTTTAGCTACTTCAACATTAGAATTGACATTGCAAAATGTTCCTTTAGGTGTTGCGAGAATAATTAAAATAAACGTGGGCTTTGTAAAATCAGTATAAAATGGCAGCAAATTTAATTCCGTTAATTAACGGTAAAACGTATGAATATGCAGATATTACTTGCATAATCTTAGGAGTTCCAATCATAGGTGTTACCGCTATTGAGTATGGCGAAGAAGCCAACATTGAGAACATTTATGCAACAGGTCGTTATCCAGTGGCGAGAGGTTACGGACAAGTAGAGCCATCTGCTAAGGTTACAATATTAATGAATGAGGTTATGAATATCGTATCAATTGCACCACAGGGCAGATTGCACGACATACCTGAGTTTGATGTTATTGTTTCATTTACGGATGCTAACCTTATCCCAGTGGTTCACAAAATTAAGAATTGCAGATTTAAAAAGAATATGATTACATCTGCAAGTGGCGATACATCAATTCCAATGGAATTAGATTTAGTTATTTCAAATGTTGAATTTATTTAATACTTTTGAGCAATCAAAAAAATAAATTATGACAATCGAAGAAATTAAATCGAAGTACCCAAATTCAGACATTTGGACATTAAGTGTAAAATCAAAAAGCGGTGATCCAATAACCGTTCATTTGAGGGAGTTGGACAGATTAGCATTCAAGAGTGTTTCTGCATTAATTGCCAAAGATGAATTATTAGGAGTTGAAAGTTTTTTGAAAACATTGTGGGTTGGCGGTGATGATGTGAAGTTGATAACAGATGACTTTACAGCTTTGCGAAGTGCTGCAATCACTATCCTCCCAATGTTACAGGCAGAAGCAGGTGAGTTAAAAAAAAATTAAATTCTGCAAAGAGTTTATTGGAAACGGATGAGTTCGCACGTCAAAATGCACTTATCCGTTTTTATTTTAGAATTGAGCCAAACACATTGACAGATGATGAGTGGGCCACAGCGATTGAAGAAATAATGTTTGTTTTAAAGTTTAATGGAACAATACAAGAAAAAAAATGAATAATTCAGTAGAATACATATTAAGTTTAAAGGATAGGTTCAGTAGTGGCATTAAATCGGCAACGAATGAAACTGAGAAACTGAATGGTGCTATGGGTACTACTCAAAAGTTAGCACTTGGTATTGGTGCTGCTATTGGTGCTATTGGAGGCGGATTAATTGTAAGAGAAATTGTAAATGTTACCGCTGCAATGGAAGGCTTGCAAAATCAATTAAAGTTTGCAAGTGGTTCAGCAGAGCAAGGAGGCCGAGATTTTGAATATTTAAAAAATATTACAAAAGAAATGGGATTGGATTTTAAAACATCAGCCGATGCTTTTGCTAAATTTAGCGGTGCAGCAAGAGGCACAATTTTAGAAGGGCAAGGAGTTAGAGATGTATTTGAAAGTGTAGGTATGGCATCAACGGTTATGCACTTATCAGCAGAGCAGTCAGAGGGTGCATTTAAGGCATTAGAACAAATGTTATCTAAGGGCAAAGTAAGTGCAGAAGAATTAAGAGGGCAGTTAGGTGAAAGAATACCTGGAGCCTTTCAAATTGCAGCAAGAGCAATGGGAATGACTACAATGGAGTTGGATAAATTTATGGCAGATGGCAAGTTAATGAGTGAACAATTTTTGCCAAAGTTTGCAGCACAATTAAAGTTAGAGTTTGCAGGAGGAATGGATGATGCAAGTCAAAGTTTGAGTGCAAATTTAAACAGAATGAATAATGAATTTTTAATGTTAAAATATACATTAGGTGAATTATTTTTACCAGTAATACAAGGTATGGTATTAGGTATAACAAAATTAACAAGTTTTATAAAAGAACACGCAGTAGCAATAGCATTTTTAGGAGGTACATTAGCAGGTGCAGCAGGTGCATTATTACTTTACAATACATATTTAGCGGTTACTAAAGCTATAATGGTAGGCAAGTTAGTTTATGCAGTTTGGAGTTTAGCCGCAGCATTGGAGGGTACAACGGTTGCACAATGGTTATTAAATTCAGCAACAGCATTTTTTGCAGGATTGACAGGAGTTGGAGTGTTTTTGGTAGCAGCAGGAGCAGCCGCAGCATTAGCAGTTGGTATTTATGCAGCTAAATCCGCACAAGATAAATTGAATAAGTCAATGTCTGACCAACCAAGTGCTACAAGTGCAGTATCTCCATTAAATAAACAAATAGCAGGTAAACCTACTCAAACAAATAGCACAACATCTAAAGCAGGAACAAGTACAACAGCAGTAGAAAGTAGAGGTGTTCAAAATTTTAATATTTCAATCAATAAATTAGTAGAGCAAATTACACTAACAGCAACAACAATTAAAGAGGGCAAGAATGAAATTAAGGATGCGGTTGCTGAGGCATTATTGGCGGCAGTAAATGATTTTCAACTTTTAGCAACAAAATAAATATGGCAGAGTTTTTTTTACCACAAGTAATACAAAAAAATAACGAAAAGACTTTAATAAAGGGATTTGGTTTGCCATTGGTACAGCGTGCTATAATTGCGGCAAATACTTTATCTATAAAAACAGATAAACCCGATAAAACAAGTTACTTTGGCACACCTATTTATGGTTCGCTATTTATTGTAAAGCCTGAGTATAACATCTTTGAATACAATCCTTTTTCAAAAGTATATCAAGAAACACCAATAGTTGTAGCAAGTAATTATTTCGATGGCAAAAACGATGGATTATTATTGGACAACGTAATAATTGATGTTACACAAAATAGGCAAATTGTAACAACAGACATAAGCGGATTTAATCGAGGAACAGTAAAAGAGTTTATAAATAACGGAGATTATTCAATTAATATTCGTGGTTTTTTTGCAACTAAAAACCCTGACGAAGCACCATTGGTAGATACAGGTATTCTTGCAAGTTATTGCTCTGCTCCAGTTACTTTACAAATTACAAATACATTTTTAAATAGAATATTTACGGTCAACAATATTGTTGTTACCAACTTAACAATGTCGCAACAAGTAGGACTTAGGAATGTTCAATATTTTGAAATTTCAGCTTTATCAGATAACCCTTTTGACTTGAAACAACAAGATGAACAGGTTAATCAATAAGATAAAAATAACTCAATTGGGAGATGGTAGAAATGCTATCTATGAATGGTTTGAAATCAACAACATTAGGATTGAAAAAAGTTGGGATAAGCAAACACAAACAGCCACAATATTATTGCCGAGAAATTTAAAATATAACGACAAAAATATTTATGAAGGACAAAATCCATTGTTAAGGCGAGGTGATAAAGTAGAAATATTTGGAGGTTACTATCCTAATTTAACACCTTTATTTAGTGGCTATATTTCTAAAATTGGAAACAATGTGCCGGTGGAGATATTATGTGAGGATGAAATGTTTATTTTAAAACAATCAATAGCACCAAATATAAGCTATGAGAGTGTTAATTTAAGAACATTGATAGGAAAGATACTTGAGAACACAAACATCCCTTACGAGGCATTAGATGCACAAATTGGAGCAATAAGAACACAAAAGGCAAGTGTTGGATTAGTGTTGCAAAAGTTAAGAACAGACTACGGTTTATTTTCTTATTTTAAAAATGGAAAGTTAAGAGTTGGATTAGCTTATTATCAAGCAGAAAGTAACACAGAAACTATTTTGTTTGAAAGACAAATGATAGATACAGGCAACCTCCGTTACCTAAAAAAAGACGATGTAAAAGTAAAGTTAGAAGGAGTAATTATTAAAAGTGATAACTCAAGAGAAGAATATAATTATGGTGATC